GACCAGAACCGCCCTCGCCGAAGTAGGAGTTCCACCCCTGCTTGAAACCGTCCCACATATTCTGCGGCACACCGTCCCAGTACGTTTCGATCTTACGAGTCAACTCGCGCTGCGCTTCGTCGAAATTCATGTTGGTCGTATCGACCTGATAGACCATTTCAGCCCATTGGTCGGCGACCTCCTTACCCTTTTCCTCATACAACTTGGCGTAGCTGGACAGCGCGGTATCGGTTTCATGCTGGTGTGCATCGAACGCCGCCTGATAGGTCTGCGCCGCATTGGTCAACTCCTTCACATCGTAGGCCACCAGCACCGCGTCGGCACACAACAGAGCCGCCTTGCCGATTGCGGGAGCCATAGCCGCGATCTGCGGAGCCATACCCTGCAAAGCGGAAATGCCGCTCGACACGAAAGAAGTCACAGCAGAGACAAGGTGCGGCTGAACCAGACTAAAGATCAGCGGAAGACCCTTGACGGCGGCGAGAATGAGAAGGAAGATACGACCGCCGCTCGTATCGAGAAGACCGCTTACGACTCCCTTTACGACCTCGAAGATGATCTCAGCCACATCGGAAATGACCGCAAGCCAGTCGATATTCGCCAGCATCGTACCGAGTGCCGTACCGACCTCTTTCCACGGGATAGTCCTTACGGCTTCCAAAATCGCGTCCAGCAGAGGAACAATCGCGTTGGATATGCTCTGACCGACCTTCGCCCAGTCCGTCTCTCTCAGCCATTCACCGGCTTCCTCGAAGATACCTTTCAAGAAGTCCCCGATAGACTTTGCGACCGTAGGCCAGTCCATCGTTTCGATGAAACCGATGATGAAGTCAAAGAACGCGGTGAGCTTACGAGTGAACAGCCGACCGGCTTTGTCGAAGTCCACGTTGGCGAAAATGTTGCTTATGAGAGTTGCGATATTGCCGCCGATCTTCTTGAAGTTCACACGCTTCAAGAAAGCATAGGCGGTATTGATTACGCCCTTGATCTTCTGACCGAGGTTCGTGCCGATCTTCGCCCACTTGATATTGTCGAAGATTTCATTCACCTTGTCGCCGAGAAGATTGCCGAGTGTGTCCCAGTCGCCCTTTTCAAAGGCTTCTTTCAGCTTCTTTGCGAAGTCGCCGATACCGTCCTCCACACTCGCTTCCTCGAACATGGAGCTGGCATCTACACCGCCGCCCCCGCCAGACTTCTCCTGAAAAGCGTTCAGCTCGTCAAACCCGGAGATCAGCATACGCATTTCCTTCGCCGCACCCCCGGACGCTTCACCAAACTCCTTGGTGGCTTTCACCGCCTTGGTGTAGGTAGAATGACCGCCGAGCATTGCGAAGAGCTGCGCCAGAAGGTTCAGCACCGTTGCGATCTTTGCCGCGAGTGCGTCCAGCGCGGGAGCCAGAGCGTTCAGGATGGGAGCGACCGCCGCCGCGAAGGAGTTTTTCAGCCATTGCGCGTCGGTGGCAATCGTGTTCATGGACTGGTGGAACGTCGTACCAACGGCCTTGCTGTACGCATAGAGGTTTTTGATACCCTCCTTCAACGCCGTGGTGATACCGCTGATAAGACCACGCACCGTTCGATACAAAGCGATACGACCAAGAGAAGAAATGAACTGCTTCATCGGAGCAATCGTCTTCTTGATCTGCGCCGCCATGTGTTTGAACGGCATAGCCGCCATCTTGAAGCCGAACTTCCCGGCAGAAACCGCGCCGTTCTTCAAAATGCCGCCGACCTTTTGCATGACCGCCATGAACTTCTTGGCAGACTCAGCAGCTTGATCGGTAGCTTCGGCGTGTTCCTTCATGCTCTGCGTGGAACCATCAACGTGTTCCGTTTCGGGTGTGCCGGTCGGGAGATCGGTCGGAATGGTGTTGCCATTGCCGCCAGCTCTGCCGCCATTACGGACACCCATAGCCCCGGCAATCGCGCCGATAGACTGAGCCAGGTTTTCGACGTTGGAGAAGTCGAGGTCGGAGATACCCTGCAAGTGACCGCGAACGGTCATAATGCTTCGACTCGCTCTGGCTATATCAGACACCGCCGAAGCCATATTCAGCAGACCCCTGTTATGATTGTCGCCGAAAGCATCATTGAAGTCCTTCATTTCCTGAGCGATCTTTTGCAGACCAAGCCCCTTGCCGGTGAGATTTTGCAGTTTCCGCAAAGACGAAGAGAGAGCCTTGATACCGCCGACAGCCTTTTCGGACTCGCCGACGATCTGGAACTCAATGCCTTGGAGCTGCACGTTGTCAGCCATGACTTACCCTCCCTTCTTCCTTTCTAAAAACTCTTTGTTGAACTTGGTGGCAAACGCTTCCATCATGGCTTTCGCCTTGTTGTCGCTCTCCTGTTCCGTCTGTCTCTTCCGAACCTCGGAATACTCGGTTTTCAGCATGAACGGCTGATCGTGATAATCGACAGCTTTACGCGCCTTGGAAAACGCCCGGAGGATAGGAGCCACGCAAAGCAGAGCGTCATAGAAGTATTTGCCTTGGAGCCATAGCTTGAAGTTGTCCTCTTCCAGCTTCATGTCGTGCGCCTTGCGGTACGCCTTGACCATCGTTGCGTCACCGTTCCAGAACTGGTCATAGGTCATTCCCGCATTGATGTAATAGGGACAGAGCTGGTCGAAGTATTCTGTGTAACTTGTGAGAAGGGAGGAATGATTGTTACCATTCCTCCCCGTGTTGGACTCAGAACCCGTTACCAGTTCTGAGTCCACTCGACGTTTCCCTCGGCGGGTTCGTCGAGAAGAGAGCTGATAGGTTCGTTGTACATTTCAGCCAGCTTCTCGATCAGGAGCGGCTTGTTGGTCATGTGAGTGTAAATCTCGTCGATCACAGGCCGCTTCTCGAAGCGGTGATGGGCGAGGAACGCACCCCGGAACAGGTCAGGCAAAACAGTCATGGGCTTCGACTCAATGTCGTTTGCCACAAAGCCGTCCGCTTCCATCATCCGCACCGTAGCGCGGGTGAACTCCAAAGTATAGTCCTTGCCGTTGTAGTTGAACGTGAGCTGTTTTGCCATGACGCTGCCCTCCCTTACGAGAAGGTGATAACGGTGGTCGGGGCAATGGTGATTGCCATGTCCACGACCTCGTTGACACCGCCGCCGCTGACGTGAACGGAAAGCTCACCCTTGAACTCAAACTTGCCGTTGGAGCCATCGGGAGTCACGACGTTGTTCGAGACGGACGCACCGAACCAGATAGCATAGTCCTGTTCGGAGCCTTCAAGACCCTGGAGGGTCTGATAGTCGGACTTGGTGTAGTTGGCGGTGAAGTTCAGACCCTCGTTGCTCTGAATACCGAGGATGAAGGTCTGCATCTTGTCGGAGAGGGTGGTGGTTTCCAGCAGCTCAGGGTCGCCACCAATGTCGGGGAACTCCTTAATGTCGATCAGCTTGCCCCAGTCGGAGCCGCTTTTCTTCATCAGGTAGACCTTATAAGTGGAAATAGCCATAAGTCTTTACCTCCTATAAAGATTGGTTCCGTCTGTTTCCGCTCTGTACCGGGCGGTCAGACGATAGATACTTGCGTTGTCCATATTCGGGATAGGCGCGAGGGAAATGCGGGTGAAGTTCATGCCGTACATGAGCGAGTCAACGGTCGCCATGATGGACTTGCACTCACTCTTCTTCCCAGCGGCCTTGTTGGAATACACGTTGACCTCATACATTAGGGTAGCGAACTTCTCAGAGTCCGCGCCGTCCCTGTTTGCGAGGGTCATGTAGTTGTCTTCTTCGACGATGCTGACAAAAGGAAACTCAGAGGGAGCCTTGACGTACTCACCGCTGACGGACACGCCGGGGTGAGCTGCGCGAAGTGCGGTAGCAATAGGCGTATAGACTTTCGCTTCAATGTCAATCACTACCGAACACCTCCCGTACCAGTTCAGGTAATCTCTCTCTGAGTTGCTTTGCCGCATCGTACATCGGCTTATTTGCGGGATTGCCGTGCGTGATTACAACAGCTTGACCGCTCTTATTAAACTTGACCTCGCCATTCGTGCCGGGGTCGCCGTAGTAGCCCCACGAGGACTGTTTACCCTTGCCCTTGCCATAGCCGCCGCGTATCATGCCGTGCGTACCGGCTTCGGGATGGTCGTCTGGATAGGTCACGCCCGTACCGAACTCGATGAAGAGAACGGCAGAGCCGACCGCAACAATCGCCTTAATGTGAGTCCCACGGTCTTCCACCGTCACGGCAGAGTCATTCGTGCCGTCGTAGGCAGCACCCGCGAACCCCGCCGACGCGATCTGGTAGCCCTCGTCAGCCAGCCGAGCCAGCAGCTCTTTCGATTTCTCTTTGAGCTTGGACTGGTATTCCTCGGACGCTTTCACGAGGTCGTCCAACCCCTCGCCGGTAAAGATGTTGACCACAAACTTGCGCTTCACGATACCTTCACCTTGCTCACGGCAATCGAGATCGAGTTCAGAGACTTAGCGACACGCTTCACCGTGTAGTCGTAGAGCGGGTTCCCGTCGTCGTCATAGGCCGGTTCCTTGTCGATGAACAGGACGGAGTTCTCGTCGATAGGACAGGAGAGGTCGTCGGTGACGATCACCTTGTCGTAGCTTTCAAGATTTCCGAACTGTTCCACGCTGGACTGACCCGTGGCGGGAGAGACATTCGCCCTCATTTCCACGGCTTCGGAGTAGCGCACCAGCTTCTCGCCGGTTTCATACCCCTCCGTGTCGGTGACGTTTTCTTTGCCGAGGTAGAGCATATAGAAGAACGTCGATTTGTTGCGCTCCATGATCTTCATAATCACGAACCCACAAAGATGAACGAACCATCAGGAATGTCGTCGAGCAAACCGGCGAAAGGAGTAATCTGCCGCATCAGCGAGTTCGGCACGTCG